ATAATTAAAAAAACTCCGTTAAGAGAGTTCTTAAAAGACCACCTTCGGGTGGTCTTTTTTTTAGCCTAAATAGTCCACTATGACAGCACTTAACAGAAATCCTAAAAATCCAAACTACCTACATCCTAATAAGTTTCAATTAAACTTTGCTAGGTTGCCAAACATACAGTATTTTTGCCAGACTGTAACTGTTCCTGGTATCTCTTTATCTGAAATTCCACAGAATACTCCTTTTGTGGACTTATACAGACCAGGTGAAAAAGCAATCTATGATTTGTTGAATGTTACTTTTTTGGTTGATGAAGCTTTAAAATCTTGGTTAGAAGTTCACGATTGGATTCGTGCAATGACTTTCCCTACCGATTTTAAAGAATATAGAAATTTGGGTTTACTAAGTAAAACTGCGGGTATCCGACAAGCATCAGGAATAGCACCACAATATTCTGATGCAACACTTACCATATTATCATCGGCAAACAACCCGACTTTTAGATTTAAATTCTACGATGTGTTCCCCACATCAGTATCTACCTTCGCTATGTCCACTACTGATAGTCCAGAAACGGCAATTACAGCTGATGCTACCTTCAGATATTCCTATTTTGATGTTGACAAAGTAATTTAATTCTGTTATACTCCATTAAGGAGGATTTGTAATGACTAAACTTGATGAATTATTAAATATGTGGGCAGCCGATTCTGTTATCGATAGAACAGAACCCGGCAAAGCACTTATCAACATACCACAACTACACAGTAAGTATTTGAATATACTTTCACGGCATCGATTGCTCGCAAAAGAAGCCGACTTTAAATATAGTAGGATGAAAAAGATTAAATGGGAATATTATACAGGTAAACTGGATGATGACCAACTTCAAAAACACGGTTGGGAACCATTTCCATTTGTATTGAAATCCGAGATTACTACATACTTTGAGAGTGATGAAGACTTAAACAGATTAACAGCACAGAAGATGTTGCATGAAGAAATTGTTGAAGTCTGTCAAAGCATACTTAAAGAATTGAACTCACGCACATTTCAGCTGCGTGATTTTATAGCATGGGAAAGATTCATACAAGGTGTTTGATATTCGATTAGAGAAAGTCAACGAAGCATATATTCGTGTTACTAGTGAAAGAAATATATCTCAAGAACTTTCTGACTACTTCACATTTTATGTGCCAGGTTATCAATTTACACCTGCATACAAATCACGATATTGGGATGGTAAGATAAGGTTATTAGACCTACGAACCATGTTAATATATCGTGGTCTAATTGCGTACATTGAAAAGTTTTGTGAAGAAAGAAAGTATACTCTTGACATTGATATTGAACTTAGAACTTCTAAGATTTTCTCATTGGTTGAAGCCAAAGAATTTGTTGATACATTAAAGTTACCACATGAGGTAAGAGATTATCAATTGAATTCGTTTGTTCATGCAATACGAAATAAACGATTACTGTTGTTATCACCTACAGCATCGGGTAAATCTTTAATACTGTATTGTATCATTCGCCATTTGCAAATAGAGAATAAGAGAGGTCTGTTAATTGTTCCAACCACATCTTTGGTTGAACAGATGTATAAAGACTTTCAAGATTATGGTTATGATTCTGAACAATACTGCCATCGTCAATACTCTGGTAAAGAGAAACACACAAACAAGTTTCTAACAATTACCACATGGCAATCAATCTATAAAAACCCTCAAGAATACTTTGAACAATTCAATTTTGTAGTTGGTGATGAGGCACATCAATTTAAGGCCAAATCACTTGCAACTATTTTATCTGGTTGTACCAATGCAGGCTATCGTATTGGTTGTACAGGTACACTTGATGGTACACAAACACATAGGTTAGTGTTAGAAGGATTATTTGGTCCTGTGCATCAAGCAACCACAACCAAAGAGTTGATGGACAATAAACATCTTGCAGAGTTTAAAATTAAATGCTTGATATTAAAATATCCCGAAACTGTATGTAAACAATCTAGAGATTGGGACTACAACACAGAAGTGGATTACATCGTCCTAAATAAAGCAAGAAATGAATTTATTAAAAACCTTGTTTTATCACTTGAAGGCAATACTCTAATATTGTTTCAGTTTGTAGAAAAACATGGTAAAGATTTACATTCGTTGATAAAAGAACATACAAAGAATCGTCATGTATTTTTTGTATATGGAGGAACTGATGTTGAAGTTCGTGAATCAATTCGTGCAATTACTGAAAAAGAGAAAGACGCTATTATTGTGGCTTCTTATGGTACCTTTTCTACTGGCGTTAACATTCGCAACTTACACAATATTGTTTTCGCTTCTCCTTCAAAGTCTAGAATTCGTAATCTCCAATCGATAGGTAGAGGTCTTAGAATTGGTGACAACAAACAAGAGGCAACACTATTTGATATATCTGATGACTTTAGAATAGGCAAACATACCAATTACACCTTGAAACATTTCGTTGAACGTGTTAAAATATATGATGAAGAAAAGTTTAACTACAAGTTTTATAACATAGACCTAACAAATGGATAACGTAAAAATTATAAGACTGCAATCAGGTGAAGACATAATTGCAAACTACAAAGAAGATGATGAATCTGGTATTGTTCATGTCAATAGGCCAATGCTTTTGTTTTTCAAAAGACTACCAACAGGTAAGTCTGTGATGATGATGGGACCTTGGTTACCAGTTGAATTGATTCAATCTAACTCTGCCTCTTTATATGTGCAAGATATTTTGACTGTGGTATCTCCAAGACAATCATTGATTAAATATTATACTGATGCTGCAAATCAGGCAGAACTTCTGTTGAGTGAACAGGGTAATGAGATTGAGGAATCATTGAGTCGTTCAATTTCTATTATTGAAGATGATGATTATGGGGAAGAAGATGATGACGATGATGGTTTTGATGTATCGGAGATTGAATCATCTAAAGGTAGAACAATACATTAAAACGGAACACCGCTATGATAACACTATTGAAAATATGTGTCAAGCGTTATTTAAGGTAAATGTAAAAATATACCTTGCTTAATTGATATGAGTATGTTAAAATGAGATTATTATGACTAAAAAACACTATGTAAACAATGCTGACTTCCTTACAGCACTTATTGAATATCGTTCTAACTGCGATATTGCCAAAACAGAAGGTAAAGAAGACCCACGCATACCAAACTATATTGGTGAATGCTTTCTAAAGATTGCAGAACACCTATCTCGCAAGCCAAACTTCATTTCATATTCTTTCCGAGATGAGATGATTGCTGACGGCATAGAAAACTGTTTGATGTATTTCCGTAACTTTGACCCCGACAAGTCAAAGAACCCATTCGCATACTTCACCCAAATTATTTACTTTGCCTTTCTTCGCCGTATTATGAAAGAGAAGAAACAATTATATGTTAAGTATAAGGCAACTCAACAATTTGGTATTTTCGACCAAGGCGAGATGTATGAAGATGTTGACGGCAACATGAAACAGTTTGAACTGTATGATAACATTTCCGAATTTATTGAGACCTTTGAAAAAAATCGTGATAACAAAAAGAAGATTAAGGTAAAAGGATTAGAGAAATTTATTGAACCATCTGATTTAGATATACCCAAAGAACTATGAAATTAATTATTTTAGGTGATACTCATTTTGGTATGAGAGGTGATTCTTTAGAGTTTCACAATTATTACAAACGATTCTATCAAGAAGTATTCTTTCCTTACATTGTTGAAAACAATATCACAACCATTTTTCAAATGGGTGATTTGTTTGACCGCAGGAAGTTTATCAACTTCAATACACTATATCTTTCAAGACAATACTTTTTCAATAAAGTAAAAGAACTTGGCCTTCAATTTCATACAATACTTGGCAATCACGACATTTATTATAAGAATGTTCTTGAAGTTAATTCATCACAGATGCTACTTAATGACTATGACAACATTACAGTTTACGATGAACCAAACAAAGTAGTATTTGATGGTGTTGATGTTGATGTGATACCATGGATTTGTTCAGACAATGAAGAACAGATTAAAAAGTTTATTGAATCTTCAACATCACAAATTTGTTTTGGTCATTTTGAAATTGCTGGGTTTGAAATGGATAGAGGCAATGTATGCCATGAAGGGCTTGACAAAAATCTATTAAAGAGATATGATGTAGTCTTGAGTGGACATTTTCACCACAAATCTTCCGATGGTCAAATTACCTATGTTGGAACACCAGGTGAAATGACATGGTCTGACTACAATGACCCAAGAGGCTTTCATGTGTTTGATACCGAAACAAGAGAGATGGAGTTTGTGCAGAATCCATATCGTATGTTTCACAAGATATCATATGATGATGCCGTAACTGATTTTGAACATTGGCAAAAATTCAATTACAATGAATTGAAAGATTCTTTTATAAAGGTTGTGGTTTTAAACAAACAAAACCCATACCTATTTGATAATGTAATTGATAATTTATACAAAGCAGGTGTTTCTGATATATCAATCGTAGAAGATTTTACCGAAACATTGGTTGAGAATGATGATGAACTGATAAATCAGGCAGAAGATACAATGACTATTCTTGGAAAGTATATTGATAACTTGACACTCAATGTCGATAATGATAAACTAAAAGCTTTGATGAAAGAAGTCTATGTCGAAGCATTGACAACCGAAACTGAATGATATTATTCCGCAAAATTAGATGGAAGAACTTTCTTTCCACAGGTAACTACTTTACCGAAATTGAATTTGATTCTTCACCTAACACATTAGTTGTGGGTGAGAACGGCGCA